ATCATAATCTTAATCTCCTATTCTTGTTTGAAATTTGTTTTTTGTTGTTTGTTTTAATCTTTACCCATATTCAGTTGTAATTTTTCTATATTCAGTTGTAATTTATATGAAAACCTCTTAGTGGGCTAGAGGTCAATCATATACTTTGGCATAAACATTCCTCCTTTACTGTGATTTTATATCAATAATGTCACAAGCAGAATAATACTGATAATGACTTAAAGCCATACCAATTGCTTCCATTTCATTTATTGCGAGGATTTCACAACAGATTTCATTTCCGCTGTAAGTCTGAAGATAAATATGGAAGAATTTCTTTGCCTTCTCCTCTTTCGAGAATATATAAGTACAATCATCTGTATAAGCTGTTGTGTAATCAGTGCTAATAGGTGATGCTTCTTCATCATAATCTCTCCACCAGTTTCCATAACCACCATAGGCAGCTTCAATGTACTCAAATGGTTCCTCGCATGGTAAAGCAAGAATCTTTTTCGCTTCTTCAATTGTAGAAAGTAATGCCTCTACATTGATTGTTTCTCTTGTGGTGTGTTCGTCGAAATAACCAGAAGATAAATTGACTGCTGCTACACCGAGTGCCGGAGCAATTGTTGATATATCACTCACAGAACCCCATGCTGTTTTGAAATAACCAGTAGATTCAATGAATTTTTCAAATTCTTGATTATCACAAGAGTAGAATACACAGTCATTGGTCCCTCTTCTATCAATTTCAATGATATAATTTATATCATTGTTTACTATATAGTCACTTACAGCAAACTTCTCAGCTCCTACGCACCCTTTCTCTTCATCCTCTGTAAACAATACAGAACAATGATACTCTTTAATAATTTGCAGAATAGCGTAGATGCCACACCGGTCGTCTCCCCCAATCCCTTGAGGAGAAGACATGATTGCTCCAGTGTATTTGATTTTCTGGACACATTCTTCATGTACTGTATCCATATGAGCAACTAAAAGTACTGGAAAAGTTCCCTTAGCATAGAGGAATCCATCCTCCGATGACGGTTCATAACCTGCTGCTTCCAACTTAGCTTCCAAGTGACTCTTTAAAGTCATCTGTTTCATTCTCAAAATCTCTTCTAATTCTGTAATTCTATATTTATTTTTACTCATCTCCGGTCTCCTTTTCTACACAATCTGAACAAAGTCCTTTGTCACCTTCTTCAATTACGTAATATTTTCCACAATGGACGCATTCTCTAACTTGTTCATTGAGGAAGTAACCATTCTCACTTTCAATGTATGTGTATTTTTCTTCTAAACAATGTCCACATACTTCCTCATTTGTTGATTCTACATAGAAGATATCATCATTGTTTCGAACTTCTCCACAGCAATCACATTCTGTGAAATCTTCTTCTCTGCAACTATTACAGATATCCATATCTAACTCTCTGTAATAACTAATCTCTGAATTAGGAACTCTTTCATTGCAATGATCACAATAAGTAGAACATTCGCAGCAATACCATTCTCCGTTGATACGATACATCTCATCTTCGTCATAACGATCACCGCAATCACAACATCTATGAGATCCATTGTCGCCATAGTTATCATAACAATCCTCACAAAGAAGAGTACTTTCCATATCATGCCAATCTCCACATTTTACACAGTAGATATCATGTCCAACTGTCATATGCCTATTATCTACTCTTCCCTTGGGAATCATTTTGATAATTTTACTTACTGAGCACTCACTCTGGCACTCATAATCTCTGTAGTGGGTACCTTCAGAATTAATAACTGAGCAACAAGCAGAGGTGCCACCTTTCTTTCTCCAAAGGTTAGGAGCCACTAAACAATCAGCGATGATTTTCTGAAGCTGTGCTCTAATTGGAGTATACAGTGAGTTTTTGCCATCGTTACATTGAGGGTAGAGTCTTCCCTGTACAAGGATTCCATCTTTATAATGGAATAACTGACGGATGATTTTCGGCTCGAACTCTAAGTCATTGCCGTCGTACTCTTTATCTACCTGATAGTAAACCATTGTAGTTCCATCAAGAAGATAACTCATTGTTCCAGAACAATGGCATCCTGAGTAACCATTAGGATTGTTTTTATCCAATGTGTGACAGGATGACCAGCTGTTTCCATTGGAGGATAACAGATAATCAACTGGATTAACTGACAGGATAGTGTGCCGGACAACATCCAATGGATTGATTGCATCTGAATATTTGGCATACCTCTTTTCAAAATCTGAATAGGTATCAGAAGTAATACCTATAAGTGTACAGATTTTCTTCACTGCTCTTGAGGTTTTCTGACCTGCTGAAATACCTTTAATATCAGGATAGCATTCTTTAATTAAAGAAGCTGTTCGTTCATCCAAAAGCTGCTCTCTGTAATCTCTCAGTGCAAACAAAGCATCTGTGTGTCTTCCCTCGATAATCATCCAATTAATGAAATTGTAAATTTTCTCCTCGTCTGGCTGTCCCTTGATGTTCTGATCAAATGCCACATAGCATTTTTCATCATTCCAATTCGGATGATGCCTTAATAACTCAATCAAAGGTGCCTTGTTGTCTGCCCATGTGTTGATAATTTTGTCAATGGCTGAATCACCCCAAGGGATATCATACATATTAAGAACCTTAATCATACCCTGTTTCATTGTTTCTTTATTCATGCTACAAATCCTCCTAAAATTGTTTCATAGAGCTCCTCAGGAATCTGTTCTTTCCCTAAGTATTGCTCAGAAATTTTTCTTGCTTTCTGTACAGCTAAAGTTCCCTTGTCTTTGATTTTTTCGTAGAATGCTTCAACAGTATTCATGACTTTTGAAACTGTCTCATATTCTGTATACAGCTCTTTGTCGTCTGACTGGATCTGTTCAAACACTTCCTGTACTCCATAGGTTACGAAGCATTCTGGGCAATAGTCATTAACTAAAGGTCCGGAAATAATCTTTCCGCAGTGCTTACAGATGGAGAGTTTATAATCTCTCTCATCCAGGTCTTTATAGTCACCGTTTTCAAACTTGAATACCTCATACCCCTTAGCGAGCTCCTCGAACTGAATCAGAACCTCTACAGAATCCTCTTTTTCTTGCGCAAACTTTTTTATTTTCTTGTTTAGAGGTTTCATTTTAAACTTGCTGTCCTCAATGTAGAGAAACTTTGAGTCAAAGTTTTCTGTGATATCTTCTCCTAAGACATAGTCCTTGAAGAGGAATCCAAGAACAATATCAATGTCCTTGGATTCTACCTCTGATGAGGTAATTTTATTATCTTTATAAAAACTAATAAGTGTTGCCATTTGTTTTCTCCTTTCTTAACTGTAACTGCATTATAAACCAGTTTGTAAAACTTGTCAATACTTTTTACAAACTTGTTTAAGAAATTTTCTTTCCTTTCTCGTTAAACTGTTTAGGCTCACCAAGAGATACTAAATAGTCCTGCAGGTAGAGAGCAAGACTTAATTCAACTCTTTCTGGATAAGCAGCTATTCCTTTTGCTTTAAGTGTACTTGGCTCAGTTCCTCTCATAATAGGCAATACTTTTACTAATCCAATATCTCCGTAGAAGCAATAAATTTTATATAAGTTCCTAATTATCTTGTCACATAATCCATCTCCTGATAAGTTATAACCAGCTTTACAACAAGTAGATATAATACTTTCATAAGCTATCTTACCTTTTGCTTTAATTATCCTGTAAGCGGATGTGTAACTACCAATAGTTCCTGGTTTTCTTACCCCTTTGTCTTCTGCAATGCTTAAATTATATTCATCAACCACTTCCTGCAACGCTACAGCATTCGGTTCACCTAAGATAAGATTTGCCTTATGCATCTGCAGCGGAGTAACTTTTTCAGTATACAAGCTCTGTCTTGTAAAGATACTTGCTTCGAAATGTCTTCTCTCATCCGGGTCTTCGGGAGCTGAAGTAATAACAACACATTCGAGTTTATCTAAAATACCTTCTGATGCAATAAAACGACCATAACCGTCTACAATAGAAAAAGTGCACTCTTCTGGATGTGGCACCACTAATAATGCATCCATAATCATATGATCAAAATTGTCATGCATTGCTTTAATTTTTCTATGATTTCGTGTTTCCAGCCGCTGATAAGCAGGATCGACAGACATCAGTTCCCTTGGAATTACTGCGCATGCCTTTGTACCAGAGATTAATAAGTTGCTCATAACTGTGTTGTAAACGATGTTTTCCATTTTGTTTTCCTCTTTTCTTTTTTATATAATAAAAAAGAGCTGTTTTCACAGCTCTAATTTTATTTCATAGTTTAGCAGTCACATTCTACTAAGTTGGTGAGATACTCAATACCATGACCACATAAAGCAGTCAGAACTTCATCTAATATGTCAAGTTCTCCGTCTGTTTCGCATGATTCAAGGGCTTGAATGATTCCGTAGCCTTTTTCATACTCACTGGTATTCATCATCTCCTTAGTTACTGTGTCACCGAGTTTTTCCTCGGCATAATCAACTCTGTAGAGTCTTTCCTTTGCTGTCTTCATTTTGAAAACCTCCTTGATATGATTAATTCTTTAAGATTTTTTGGATCCTTTGTCCAAATTAAATCTTTATCTTTGTATTTCATTTCATAAGTAAGTCCATTTACAGTTGACTTATATAGAGCTTTTATAGAGCAAATGCCACGAATAGTGCTCAAATTTTCATCGTAATTACTGCCTATCATAAAACCATCAGGTCCAATAATACAAAAATCTTGACTGCCATAATTCGCCGTCT